GGTCGATCTCTTCGACGTATCCGTGGTCACATTCCCCGCATATCCCCAAACGACCGCCGAAGTGCGGGCGAGGTTCACCGACCTAGCGGCTCACAGTAGCCGCGAAAACCCCGAGGGCGGCGACGAGGGACAGGTTCCCCTCGACATGCTGCGTCGGCGGCTGGTGCTGTAAGGAAAAACCCAAGGCAACAAGCGCTCCCGCTTTAAGGCGGCCCGGTGGGTCGCTTTTTTGTTGCCGCAATCTCCAAGACGAGGTGAAAAATGAAGGTCAAAGAACGCGAAGAGCGCCAGCTTTACAAGCAGCTGGTGGACGAGCAGCGGGCCATGCTCGACAAGGCCGACGAAGAAGGCCGCGGGCTCACGGCCGAAGAGAAAGCGGAGTTTGACAAGCGGCAGACGGACCGCGATGCACTCCGCGTCACAATCGACTCCTACGAAGAGCGCGACCGCCTGCGGACGGAAACCGACGGCGAAGCCCTTCGCCTGGTCGGAAGCGCCGGTCGCGAGGTCGGCGGGAAAGAGCAGCCGGAAGGCGGAGAAGCTCGTTCGACCAGCCCGTACGCTACGGCAGAATACCGGGACGCCTTCAAACGGTTCCTGGTCGGCGGGTATCCGGCCCTCCGGCCGGAAGAGGCGCGTGCGTTGCAGGCGGACTCCGACACGCTGGGCGGCTACCTGGTAGCTCCTGAGCAGTTGGTTCGCTCGCTGCTCGCGGCAGTGGACGACGCGGTAATCATCCGGCAACTGGCGACAGTCATCCCGTGTGCGAATGCCGCGAGCCTGGGCGTTCCCACACTTGAGGACGATGTCTCCGATCCGACATGGACCGCTGAACTCGCGGTCGGCACAGAAGACTCGAGTCTCGACTTCGGCAAGCGCGAACTGCACCCGCATCCGCTGGCCAAGTACATCAAAATCTCGAACAAGCTGCTTCGGCAGGCGTTTATCGACCCGGAGAACCTGGTGCGCGACCGCCTGGCCTACAAGTTCGGCGTGGCGCAAGAGAATGCGTTCCTGACCGGGACCGGCGCGGGCCAACCGCTGGGCCTGTTCGTCGCATCCGCCGACGGTATCTCGATCGGCCGCGATGTGGCAACGTACAACCTGGCCACCGAGATCAAGGCGGACAACCTGAAAGCGGTCAAGTGGACGCTGAAATCTCAGTACCACTCGAACGCCCGTTGGATGTTCCATCGGACCACCTACGGCTCGATCGACCGGATCAAGGACGGCAACGGCCAGTACCTGATTCAGCCGAACATGCAGGCAGGCGCGGCTGAGACGCTGCTCCGCTTCCCGGTGCAGCTCTCCGAGTTCGTGCCTTCCACCATGACTGCGAGCCTGTATGTCGGGATTCTGGGCGACTTCAAGTTCTACTGGATCGCCGACGCTCTGAACATGCAGATTCAGCGCCTGGTGGAGCTGTTCGCGCTCACCAACCAGACCGGCTTCATCGGTCGCCTGGAAACAGACGGCCAGCCGGTGCAGGAAGAGGCTTTCGTTCGCGTCAAGATGGGCGCCTAGTTCTAGCCCCCCCTTATCTGGGGGAGTTCACCGCTCCCCCAGAAGCATCCAACCTGATTCACAAGAGAGGTGACAAATGAACCTCAGCAAAGAGGTAAAGATTTCGACTGCGCTTGATTACGCGAGCGCGAACGCGGACCGGACGGGCGCGGTTCTGGACATGAGCGGCTTTGAGGGTGTCCTCATGGTCGTCAAATTCGCAGTCATCGCCGCCGGGGCCGCGACCACGATCAAAGCCCAGCAGGACACCGCCGTCGGCTTTGGCGCACCGGCCGACTTGCTCGGCACAAGCATCACCGTGGCCGACGATGACGACGATCAAATCTTCATCATCGACCTGTACAAACCGCTGGAGCAGTTCGTGCGGCTGTACATCGACAAAGACGCTGCCAATGCCACGGCCGAGATGGCCTGGTATGTGCAGTACGGCGCGCACGCGAAGCCCGTGGTCCAGACCGTCACGAACGAAGTGACCTACGAGCTTCATGTCAGCCCGATCGAGGGCACTGCCTAGTAACGGTTCCCCTTGTGGGATAGGCCGGGGCGGGACTGACAATCCGCCCCGGCTGTAGCCAACCGAACGGAGATGAGTCATGTCAGACGGATATTCGCCAAAGACATACCGGGAACAGGGCGGCGATAGGTTCGTTGTCGCCGCAGGTGGCAAGATTGCCTATGAAGTGGCGACCCTTGCGGCGATCGGCAACAGCCAAGCCACGGCGGCCGCTATCGCCTGTCAGGTCACCCGCGTCACCAGCGCGGACAATACGCTCGCGGTGGTGCTGCCGACTGCGGTGGTGGGCGACACCTTTGTCGTCATCAACTCTGTCGCCAACAAGACGTTGCCGGTCTACCCGGCGACCGGTGCGCAGATCAACGCGGGCGGCGCGAATGCCGCGTTTACCGTTGGCCCCGGCAAGGCGGCGGCTTTCCATTGCACGGCGCTTCTGACCTGGTATGTGGACGGGCAGGCGGCGGCCACACCGACGGTAGCCCAACTCACCACGCTAATCGGTGCGGGAGACGTGGGCGCGCTTCACACGCATGCGGCCGCCTATTCGGCGCTCGCGCATACCCACGCTTTGGCGGCCGGCGCTACGGACGTTACGGCGAGTGCCGCCGAAGTCAACACTCTGGCGGCCTCCGGCATTACCAACGCCGACCTCGTCAAGGTGCATGCGCTCACGGCCACGGCTGCGCAGATCAACGCGCTGGCCTATGCGCAGTATTTCAAGACATCTCCCACCGTGGCGCAAATCAATGCAGGGACATTCGCCTGCGTCCCGGCCATTGCGGGTAAGCAGTTCTATCCGTTGTTCGCGGCGTTCGTGTCTCACACGTCAGCGGCAGACTCGACTCTCGTGCGTCTCGTCGAGGACGGGGGCGGCGTGGTCATGAGTCACGCGATAGCTGACCTGGCAGACGGTGTGTGGGCAAGCATCACCGGCGGGGTAGTGGTGACTACGCTCCTGAACACCGCGCTCACGGCTAACAAGGCCATCCTCATCAACGCCACGGTTGCACCTCTGACCGGTACCGTGACCATGGATGTCGTGGTCTGCGGCTACTACCTCTAGGCCGCCGAGATGGAACCACAATTCGGATACGACACAATCAAGCGGGCGGCCGTCAGTGCCGCCGCCAACGGTGACAACGTCATCGTGGCCGCCGTCACCGGCAAGAAGCTCCGCGTGCTCGCGCTTGACGTGAGCGCAGCCGCCGCCGTCAACGGGAAACTCATGACCGACGTGGGCGTAGGCGCGGTGGCTCTCACCGGCCTCCACTATTTCGCCGCCGCCGGTGACCCCTGGGGAATGAACACGCTCGGCTACGGCTGGTGCGAGACGGACGCGGGCGAAGCACTGAACCTTTGGCTGTCTGGTGCGTTCGCTGTCGGCGGCGTCGTCATTTACGCGGAGGTGTGATGAAGATTCGCATGAAAACCCTAGAGGCCGGTCCGGGCGGCGTGTTCCAGGTCGGCTCCGTGCGCGACATGGACGAAAAGGCCGCCAAGGCTCGTGTTGACGGCGGGTATGCCGAGTACGTGAGCGCGCCCGTGCGCGAGGAAGCGCAGGCGCCAGAGGCCGCAGTCATCGCGCCGCCCGAGCGGGCAGTCATGCCCAAACCAAGGCCGCGCGCCAAACGATGAACCTGGTCCTGAAAACCGCTCCCACCGTGGAGCCTGTCACACTGACGGAGGTCAAGTCGCATCTTCGCCTGGACTCTATCAGCGCGGAGACCGCCCTTGACCTCATCCAACTGCTTGCCCCGGCCGCGCGCGCCGCCAACACCTACACGAGCGCGAGCGTCGACACCGCCGGGAAGCGCTGCATCGTCAACCTGGACGCCGGTACGCTCGTGGCGACTTCCGCGCTTGACGTGCATATCGAGGAATCGGATGACGACGGCACCTGGACCGACTGGACGGGCGGAGCCTTTACTCAGGTGACGCCTGCCACCGATGAGGCCGTGCAAGAGAAGGAGTACTCCGGCTCCAAGCGCTATCTGCGTGTGGTGGCAGTGGTTGCCAATGCGGCCGCGAGTTTCTCCGTCTCGGCAATCGTGCAGGCGTGGGCGACGATAGAGGACACCCTGCTGGCTGGGTTCATCACTGCCGCCCGGGTGCATGTGGAGAACGTAGTGACGCATCGCGCCCTTGTCACTCAGACCTGGCAAGCGTTGCTTAGCCGGTGGCCGCTCGCAGACAGGATTGAGTTGCCCAAACCGCCGTTGCAATCGGTGACGAGCATCACCTACGTGGATAACATCGGTACGTCGCACACCTTCGCGGCAACACTCTATGACCTGGAAATGGCCGCAACGCCGCCCGTGCTCAATCCTACCCATCCCCGTGGGTCTATCGTGCTCGCCTACTGTGAGAGTTGGCCGTGGGAGACGCTCAGACCCGCCGCGCCGATCACGATTGAGTTTGTGGCCGGGTACGGTGGGATCGCAGATGTGCCCCGGCCGATCAAACAGGCGATGCTCTTGCTCATCGGTCACTGGTACGAGAATCGCGAGATCATAGGCGACCCCAGATTCGCCGCTGCGCTTGCCGGTCTGCCGCTCGGGTTTGATGCCCTCCTCATGCCGTATCGGGACTTCTGATGGGAGCAGGAGCGCTCAGGCACCGGATCACGATCGAGCGAGTGACCGAAACTCAGGATTCGTTCGGCGGGACGGTGACGACCTGGCCGATCCTGGCCACTATGTGGGCCTCCGTCGAACCGCTCTCCGGTCGTGAGCAGCTCCTTGCCCAGCAGGTACAGGCGGAGGTTACTCACCGCGTGCGCGTGCGCTACGTGGCAGGAGTGACGGCCAAGATGCGCATCACCTTCGGCGACCGCCATTTTGAAATTCTGTCGGTCATCAACCCCGAGGAACGCAACCGCGAGCTCGAGCTCATGTGCAAGGAGCTGGTGTGATGGATGACGTGAAGCGAATCGACATCAAAGAGTTTCGCGAATTCGGATTCCTCCAAGAGGTGAACCGCCAGTATCTTCACCCTCTGGGCCTCGCGCTAGAGATAGTGATAGAGGAGGACGGGACGGAGCACCTTGGCGGCGTCTGGGACTACCGAGACGACCCCGAGGGCATGCAGTTCGGCGGCAGCCTGGACGCCGACAAAGCCGAGCGCGTCGGGGAACTGCTGCTGGAGAAGTCGAAAACTCGTATGGCTCTCCTGGGCTATGTAATACAACCGGTCGGAGAGCCCGAGTGATAACCGCCCAAGTCAAAGGCATGCCCGCGCTCAAGATGGCGCTCAGAGCCATGCAGGCCGAGGTAAAGTCCGCGCTCAAAGAGGCGAGTCTTGCCGGAGCGGGTCCTATTCATGACGAGGCCGAGTCCTTGGCCGCCCGCAGCGAGTATCCGACAGACGTTGGGCACCTAGCAGACCATATCGAGGTTCAGGTGGTCAAGTCGACTGCGAGCAGCTGCCTTGTGCGTATTGGCCCCGATGAGGATCACTGGTATGGGCGGATGTTGGAGACGGGCGCAGCAGCGCACACGATCAAAGCGAAACCAGGAAAGCTGCTGCGGTTCACCGTTAATGGCCAGTTCGTAAGTACTAAGGAAGTTCAGCATCCGGGTATGGCCGCCCACCCGTTTCTCCGTCCCGCACTCGACACCAAGCAGAACGAGGCCCTCAAAGCCTTCGCCGCCGTCATGAAACGGCGTCTCACATGAGCACCATCGAGGAAGCCGCTGTGAGCCGCCTAGCGACCAACGCAGGCGTGGCCGCAATCACGACCAAGCATCACCCTCTGGTGGCGCCACAGAACGCCGTCGTGCCCTACACGGTCTACCAGGGTGTCAGCGCGCCGGAGCTGGAAACTCACGAGTATGTGCGGCCCCGGCTCCAGGTCTCATGCTGGGCCGCTACCTACGGCGGCGCGGTAGCTCTCGCAAATGCCGTGCGGGCCTGTTTCTACAACCAACACCTGACCGTGCTCGGGATCCACTTCCGTTCCTGGATTGAAAACACCATGGATGGCGAGCCCGACCTCGACACCCCGCGCTACTGCCGCATCGTCGACGTGCGGTTTGACTACCAGAATCCGACCTAAAGAGGTGAATAAGTGAAATTTGATATTCCCGGACGCAAGGAACCCACGAAGGTGATTCTCTACCGGGATTCCCGCGAGTACGTCTTCCCGATGCCACACACGACCGAAGACGAGGTCGAGATCCAACTGCTCCGGGAATACCCGCTGGTCGCTGTTGTTAAGGAGCGCGTGCTTGCTCCCGTTGAACCGGCCGAAGACAAATACAAACCCTCCCGGAAGGAGGTGTAGCTCATGCTTCCTATTCACGATTCCTGTCTGATGATTGCCAAGCAGACCGCCCGTGGTGTCTATCCCGCGGCGCCCACCTACTTCTTGGAGCTTATCGACGGCGGTCTCACTTCGAAGCCGACCGTCGATAGCCTGAACATCATGGACGGGCGCATCTTCGGCAGCTCCCGGAAGCGCATCGGCTATGTGGAAACAGGCGGTATCCCAACGGTTACGGCCCAGCCGAAAAGTATGGGGGCGGTGTTCGCTTGGGGCTGGGGAAACAGTTCGCCTGCGGGCGGGGCGGACCCGTATGCGCAAACAATCATCCCTCCCACGACTCTGAGTGGATTCCCGTTTATCACCGGCTGGCAGAAGAAGCTCGGCGAATGGACCGTCTTCCACGACCTGCAAATCATCGGCCTAGACTGTGAAGTCTCTGTCGACGCCAAGCACATGCGGCTCAAGCCTAATTTCGTGGGCATGGCCAAAGAGCAGGCATGCGCGGCTCCTTCCCCGGCCACCGAAGAGACGGATATCGTGCATTGGCTGGACGCCGGCGGGTATCACGTTTTTAGCGGCGACTACGCCCATATCTACCATGGTGCATTACCGACCGACCTGACCACCGGTATCGCCGCGGCCAACGCTCTCAAGGCTCAGTACAACCTACACTGCGCGGTGGCGACCGGGTTGCATCACAAAGCCGCCGATGCGACCAATACCATTACTGCGGCCGACGCTGCTACTCTCGAAGCGGAACTGGTGACGTTGTGCGCAGAGATGCGTACCGACTACGCCGCTCACCGGGTTCTGACGACCACTCACTACTTCGCGGACACGACCAACGTAGTGGCTCACGCCGCTCCCACGACCACCGCTACCTGCCTCACGTTCCTGGCTGAGTTCATCGGCGCGGTCAACTCCCCCGGAACGTACAACCGTCATCTTGGCGCGGTAGCCAATGTCCGGCGGATGCTGCTCAGCTTCAATATGAACGCCTCCCCGATCCAGGGCGAAGGCGTGACCGCTTACGCCATCCAGCGTAAGCCGGGGACTATCACTATCGCAGTCGATCAGCTGCAAGAGGATACCCGTCTCATCAACTTTGCCAAGTTCGGGAAACCCGTTCCCGTGGCCGGAGACGAGATCACGACTGAGATTCAGACCCTCGGCTTCACCACCAAGTTCATCGCGAACACCACGGGTCTTGAGCGCTCCATCAAGATCGACGTTCCGCAATTTGACCTCGACCCGGAACCGCTCATGAGTCTCATGGGCAACACCGAAGGCACCGAACCCATCATCACCATCGGCGGCGAAGCAACGGGCACGGCCCCGATTGCCACCGTCACGATCACAGGTGAGGTTTCGGCCTACTAGACCGCTCCTCTTCTCTAGACAACTCCTCATTTCACCGACCCCGGCCCGGCTGTTTTCCTCCAGGGGCAGCTAGGCCGGGGCACCCGACCCTGGAGGTCATCATGTCTCGCAAGATCAAAATCAGTGAGTACCACAATGACCCGATCACCATTCTGGAGTTTCCCGATGGCGTGACCTGGACCGTGAGGCAACCGCTTGAAGCCGACTTCTACCGCACTCAGGATGTCGTCAAGGAGCACCAGAAACGAGTCACCAAATACGGTAAGAAGCTTGCCGAGAACGCCGCGGCGCTTACGTCCACGGACGAGGATGCCCGCGTGGTGATCGACGAGAACGCCGATGAAGAGCGGCTCCCGATCGAAGTCACAATCCGCTTCATGCAGGCATCTATTCTGGCTGTCTTCATCGAACCCAAGCAGAGCCCGGAAAAGGTCCTAGAGATGCTAGGTCCGGGCATCATCAACGAACTCCAGGAAGAGGTTAACCAGCTCCTGTCTGGTGAAGCCGCAAAAAAGAAACTGGCGCAGTACAAGAGCTAACCGGAGACGATCTCGATTACCACTATCTCTGGCTCTCTTTCTGCTACCACATACCGCCCTGGCAAATCCAACGCGGCCCCCGCGTGTGGGTCCGCAAGATGGCTGACCGGCTGCCCGAACTGCTCGATCGCTGGTTCCTCATGCAGCAAGCAGCGGCCATGGGTTGCTACAAACCGACCGCCGAACCTAGACCGACTGACAGGCCGAAAGACCCCGACACCGTAAGAGCCGCCGCCAACCGCGAGCTCGATGCCTTTGCCGTACGGGGCCATGCCGCCATTCGCGCCTACCAACAGAAGAAGAGAGGACGTTAAGTGTCCGAAGTAGGCAAGCTCTACATCCTATTCGATGCCGACGGCAAGCCCTATATCAAGGGCCTCAAGGACATCGAGGGGCATAGCACCAAGACCGCCTCGACTCTTGAGTCCACCTTTGACAAGGCCGGCAAGAAGAGGGGGCA